ATCACTGGTAGATGCTGCTATTCCAGGAGTCCCTGAGATGACTGGTCCTGCTGTGCCTAGTCCTACTATGCCATTCTAACCATGAATAAACTTAAGATCGTCGCCGCTTCAGTTGGTGGAGTATTTGTTGTAGCACACATAGGTCTGCTTGGATATGTTTTCAGGCAAGAACCTGAACCTGTGCTCCAACCTCCTACATTTCACATCCCTCGTGGTCCTTACTCTTCTTATAGGATTAAGGCAGGTAAGGATGGTTATGAAATTGAATTCCGTGCTGACGATCCTAAGGTTTTAGAATCACAAAGATCTTTATCTTCTGATGTTACCAAGAAAGGATTCTTCGGTGGTGGCACAGAGAGTCGCCGTGAATGGCGTACAGATCAGTTCACCCGTGAGGGCACTAGGAACCTAGGAGGTGCAACTGACGAGCAGGGAAAGTCTGCGAAAGAAGTAGAGTGTTTGATCGCGGACGCTGGAGCACGATCACAAGGTGCGATGGCAGGAACTAGCATAGCTGCTGGTCTCGCCGTTCCAGCGGTCGCTAGCATCCCTTACGTGGGGTGGTTAGCAGGTGGTTGGGCTCTGCTTCTAGGACAGAAAGCAGGGTCAAGTCTAGGTTCACAAGTTGGAAGCGTATTTAATGATTGCTAATGGATATACCTATTATTACAGGTGGTGATATCAGTATTAAAGATATTGAAATTAATACTATACGCACCTATGACTTTAATACCACTTCAACATCCTTACCAATAGCAGCTCCAGTAGTTGTGGATATAGGTGTGCCTGTTGTTAATATACCAGGATGTGTTGAGGCGACTGAAACTAATACTGCTAAAAATAATCAACTAAGAGAGGATGATACCAATGGTTTGGTTACGTATTGCGATTCTGGTGTTCCCAATTTTAGCCCTATTTCTTATGAACCAAACCAGATGATACTGACTGGTCCTCCTGTTGTTGGCGGAACCAATTCTCCTGACTCACCTGAAGTGCCACCAGCACCAGAGGTGACACCACCACCTATTGCTAGTGCTGTCGTAGAATGTCCGACACCAGCACAGGAAGCAAAGGAACCTGTTGGTACATTCGTAGAAGGATATAGAAAAAAAGTTATTGAATACAAACTAGTTGGTAATGAATGTATTCAGATTACCGAAGCAGTAGGTATACCCCAACAAATTGTTGCTGGTCTACCTAGTGCGGGACAGGTAATGCAGGTGGGTGGCATTGCTGTCATCGCTACAACATCAGCACTATTAGCAAAACCGCTGGCAGATCTACTATTGAAAGTAGTCAAACCAACGGTTAAGAAAGTTATTAAAAAGATTGCTGCTATTAGAGGTAAGTCAGTTCCTATTTTGTCTCTAAAGGAGCGCCAAGATCTTCAGCGCGAGAGGACAAAGGCGATTCGGGTGTTGAAGTCTGCCTTGAAACCGAAGGGATAGCATGAACGTGTGGATGCTTATGTCCTGGTGGATTGTTTACCACAACATCAGCACATACTTTATAGTAAGGACTCTTAGGATGGAATTGGATTCCTTTTAACTTCAACTCCCCACAATTTTTAAGACGAGCTATCTCAAAGTCTAATCTTTTATTGGCAACTAACTGACTATTCAATTCAATCTGTGTTGATGCTGCTTTCTTACACAGATCTTGTAAATTTTTATCTATAGGTGTGCTCCATGTCATAGAGAAACCTACACCTAAACTATAGTTATCTTTCTGTCCTGTTCTAGTTCTTTTGGTGAACAAAATATCGCCAGGATTATCAATACGACCATCTCCTATTACATTCCCATCATCATCGAAGGCACCTACGTTATCGGTAACATCATATACTGGGTCGTCATAGAAAGGTTCGTATGGTTTAGATGCAGAAGCAGATCCTGTTACATACGGTGTGAAATTGCGAGTGGGACCCTGACATTGAATCCCCCCTCCATACGTGTTTGTAATATATGGTCCTTGTAAAACCTGAATGGCTTGGTTGGTAACTGAGCCTGAACTATTAGCTACTGGATTTGCTGTCGCACTTACACCCCCTACAGTCTCCGCCAGTGTGGCAGGGGCAGTCGCAATTGATGTTAGACATAGAGTTATTGGGAGAAAATACTTGTGGTATCCGTGGCGCTTTCCACCTCGGTCACTCTTTGGATAATCGTTTGGTTGCTCAAACCAGGTCCGCGATAAGTTTCTGTAAACTGAAACGCTGCTCCTGGTACTGTTTGTGTGAATTGGGGTTTGCTTGTTACTCCAGTCCATGATGAAGTCACTCCATTAATAGTTACATTAGTAGCACCTGGTTGTGGTGATAAAGTACCAGATGCTGATACACCAGTGCCAGTAGCAGAATACTGATACCCAGTGTTATAGTCCATCGAATTGATGGTCTCAGTTATCTTTTGGGTCGTTTCCGTCCTTGATGTCATAGATCCCTGGGTGAAATTTGGGACCACGGGGACCGCCAGGGCAGGAGCAAGTGTGACACTTACACCCACCGCACTTAGGACAGACCAACGAATCATTGTGTTCATTATTACTATCCTCAGTCAATGACAGTGATCTCAGACACAAATTGTCCCGTGGCTGTCGTACCAGCCCCACCAGCAGTCACGGTTAGAACACCAGCTGAAGTTACTGTACCAGCTAATGATCCTGCTGAACCAGCAGTATAGGAAAGGACTGATCCATAGTTAGGTACTTCACCTACGGTAGGAGCACCTGTTGGGATTGCATCACCCTGTGTATAAGACTGATTAAATGAGAACGCAGCACCAGCTGTGTCTTGAGTAGCACCAATAGTGCCAGGAGAATAGATACCACTAGTAATAGTACCAGTAGATACAGCACCAGCAGTTGTACCATCTGTGGTATCAATATTAGAACCACCAATGCTAAATGAGGAACCAATTCGTGTTGCCTGAGTTCTAGCTGAATCAACAGTCAGTTGAACACTCGAAGAGTGCTTTGATACAAGTCCACCTGCTTGAGTAGCAGAAGCGGTCATCAATAACATAACGATAGGAAGTAATTTCTTCATAACGTATAATATTTGGATCTGATATATTTAGTTGGTGTGCCTATGTTCAAAGTGGCACAGATTACTTGACAGATTTTAACAATTGCTATATACTATGTAAAGATTCATTACAAAACGTATCATGACTGTAACAACTGAAGACGGTGGACGCACAAACATGTGGGCTACAGAACCCCGCATGTATGTAGATCCCACAGAAGCAGAGCGTTATGGGTATGAGACTCATGCTGACCGTGCTGAAAAAGCAAATGGTCGCTGGGCAATGCTCGGCATTATTGCTGGTGCTATCTCGTATGCCATCACAGGCAACTTCTTTTTTGGAGTAGCTTGACAATGGCGGCATCATTCTTTACAATGGTAAGTGTCGTGTTCATAGTGGCACTGGCATATTCTATAGAACAACTTTCTGAAACATACTAATGGCTTTTAATATCACTGCTAAGGCACCAGATGGAACTGAATCTGTTTTCCCATGTGAGGACGATCAGTATATCCTTGACGCTGCTGAAGAAGCAGGTGTAGATATCAATTACTCTTGTCGTGCTGGTGCTTGTTCATCTTGTGCTGGTAAACTAGAGAGTGGTTCTGTTGATCAGAGCGATCAGTCTTTCTTAGATGATGATCAAATGGAATCTGGTTTTATTCTGACCTGCGTATCTTATCCTACTAGTGATTGCGTAGTCTTGACCGATCAGGAAGAGAGTCTTTACTGATGAATCTTACACAAGATGAACTTTGGAATCAGATTGCAACCCTTGGTTGGGATGTAAGACATGATAACATCGTAATTGAGATCGGTGGCACAGTAGTCTCTGGTATCGTTCAACCAGAGGGTTATAATAAAAAGTGGGCATCCCCACTCGGACACCGCAAATACAATAAGGATGCATTCATTGTGCTTAAAAATCTATCTAGGAATGATGACACTAAGTCTCAACCCATGGATAGACCACACGAACCTCATCATTCAAAGACACCAGACATTGTTGTCAACATGGACGGCGGTGTAGGTGGTTCTTGGGAAGTTAAGGAGGAAGATGACAAATCCTAACGCTCTCTATGAAGACATGGAGAAACTGAATGCCCTATACGAAGAACTCTGCTGGGGGCATGATGATGAGTTAGTATT